GTTTTGCACAAGTCCAGCCAGAATCGGCACATGCGTCATGCGTCATCACGCTGCGAGCGCCGTGCAGGTGTCTCTGACGCAACGACGAAGCGCGCGGCGTGCCAAGAAAAGGCGACGCGAGTTTCATCGTGTGTACGTCTTTCGTAGCGTCGGCTAGCCGTTACACTCGAAAGCGTGTCCTGCGCCTGGTGTTTATCCACATTGCCGCGTGCTGCTCGAGCTGATGCCCGCTACTGCAGTGGCGCCTGCCGGGTGGCGGCGCATCGGTCGAAGCGTCGTCACGCGACGAAGGCCCAGCAGTCGCGCCGTGTTGGCCGCGGTACTCCTGGCGAGGTCACTCGAGGGAAGCGGCTGCAGTTGTCGCAGTACGAGTCGGTCCTGGCGGCCGGCGGCGGCACCGATTGGATGCGGCAGAAGGTCGACGCCTTGCGGCTTGAATTGTCTTAGGAGGTTTCATGGCTCGGACTGGTCGTCCGGCGAAGCCTCTTGAGCAGCACAAGCGGACGGGCACCTGGAATGCGACCCGCCATGGCAAGAAGCAAGGGGCGCTCATCGCCGCAGTCGAGCCGGTGGCCTCGGAACCTTACGAGCATGACGCCGCCCAGGTCTTCGTCGACATCATGGAGACGGGCGCCCCATGGTTTGCCCGCACTGATGCGATCCGGCTGGCCATGCTGCGCGAGTCGCTTGAGGAGCGGGCACGCCTGCTGCCGGTGGCCGAGTCCTCGACTGAGGCCCGCAAGCAGCTGCGCGATCTCAACAAGGAGATCAGCGAGTGGCTGTCAATGCTCGGCTTTGATCCTGCCGCTCGAGCCCGTCTCGGGTTGGCCGAGGTGAAGGCGGCCTCAACGCTGGAGAAACTGCGGGCGCAGGCCGAGAAGCGCTAGAACTCGTCGATGTCGAAGCGCACTCGAAAGTGCTGCTTGTCCTTCATCCACGCCAACGCGCCGCTGCCTTTGATGGGTCCGCGGCTGGCAACTTCGCTGACAAACGCTTTCCAGGTGATCGGTAGGTAGCCGATGATTCGGCCGTTTTGGGTGACCGCGAAGGCGTTGTCGACGAGGGCGGCTTCCATGGGCAGGTCGAATTTGTCGCCAATGGGTGCGTTGTTGAAGAGCTCGTAGCAGGCGCCGTAGTCGGTTTGGTCGCCTTCGATGTAGAAGCGGGCGCTGATGAGCCCGTTCTTGATGCTGCCGTACTTGTTGAATCCGCTCATGTTCCCCCCCTTTGTTCGCACCCTACGCCTGGAGCCCTGCGCATGGCACCCAGAGTCAAGGGCTGGCCGCCGTCAATTTTGACGCCGGTGCCGGCCGCCGATATTCGCCGCGGTGATGGGAAGTTGATCATTCCCTTCATTGAGGAGTTGTGTCCTCAGGTGAAGGACTCGATCGGTGGCAAGGCGGGCGAGCCGCTGATCTTGCGGCCGTGGCAGCAGAAATTACTGCAGGCCATGTTCGCTCGCAGGAGCGATCACCGGTATCGGGCCCGCGTTGCGTGCGCCTTTGTCCCGCGTAAGAACGGGAAATCGGCGTTGGGCTCGGGCATTGCCCTGTATTGCCTGCTCATGGGCCCACGCGGCGGCGAGGTGTATTCGATCGCGGCTGAGAAGGAGCAGGCCCGCATCGTTTTCGGCACTGCGAAGCAAATGATCGAAATGTCGCCTGAGTTGCAGGCGCAGACGAAGCTGTATCGCGACGCGATTGAGGTGCCTGGCACTGGCTCGGTGTATCGGGTGCTCTCGGCTGAAAGCTACTCAAAAGAGGGCTTGAATCCTCACGCCGTGATTGCGGATGAGGTCCATGCCATGCCGACCCGCGAGTTGTGGGATGTCATGCAGCTCGCCCAGGCAGCACGCCGTGACGCCCTCATGATCGGCATTACGACGCCGGGCGTGAAGGCTGACTCAACTGGCCAGGATTCGATCGCCTACCAGTTGTGGCAGTACGGCAAGCAGGTCGCCTCGGGCGAGGTTGACGACCCGTCATTCTTCATGGCCGCTTGGGGTGCCCCTGAGGATGCCGACTATCGCAGTCCGAAGGTGTGGCAGGCAGCCAATCCTGGTTTCGGAGATTTGCAGGACCCTGAGGATTTTGCCTCGGCCGTGAAGCGCACGCCCGAAAATGAGTTTCGGACGAAGCGTCTGGGCACCTGGACCTCGGCTCAGCAGGCGTGGCTGCCGGCTGGCGAGTGGGACGCCCTGCCCATGGCTGACCCGGTCGGGCCTGACGTCCCCGTCGTCCTGGGCTTTGATGGCTCGTTCTCCAATGACACGACGGCGATCGTCGGCGTCTCGGTTGAGGAGCACCCGCGCATCTGGCTGGTCGGCATTTGGGAGAAGCAGCCCACCGACCGCGACGACTGGCGGGTGGATATTGGCGAGGTTGAAGCGACGATTCTTCGGGCGTGCGGCGAGTTCAACGTGGTTGAGGTCGCGTGCGACCCGTTCCGTTGGGCGCGTTCTATGGAGGCGCTGGCCGAGGCTGGCGTACCGATTGTCGAGTACCCATCGAGCAGCCCAGCGCGGATGGTTCCCTGTACGGCCAAGTTTTACGACGCGGTTACTGCAGGCGCGGTCTCGCACGACCATCACCCCACCTTGGCTCGGCACCTCGATAACTGCGTGGTGCGCGTCGATGCTAAAGGGCCTCGCGTTACCAAAGATCATCGCGGTTCCCCAAGGAAGATCGACGCTGCCATTGCCGCTTTGATCGCCTTTGATCGGGCGACTCATGCCCGTGAGGCTGAGCCTGAGGCCGCCGTTCCCGCTTTCTTCTCTGTCTAGGAGTGTTCACATGCGACTTGCCCTGGCGCTGCAGGTAGCGGGCTGCCTTGCCCTCGTGGCGGGTTGCGCGCTCATCGCGCCGTGGCTGGGCTTTATTGTCGCCGGGGTCTGCGGCCTGGCTTTCGGGATCGCCCTTGAGAGGGGCCTGTAAATGCTTGGCAAACTTTTCGGCGGTCAGGTTGAATCGCGTGACCTGTCTTATCAGCAGGTGTGGGGCGCTGGCCTGGACGTGTCGACGATGTCAACGTGGTCGGGCACCCTCGTCAACCAGGGCAATTCGCTGCAGCTGGGCGCGGTTTATGCCTGTGTCCGGTTGCTGTCGGACACGATCGCGGCCCTGCCTACTGACACCTTCGTTCGCGTCAATGGGGATCGTCAGCCGTATCGGCCGCGGCCGGCGTGGGTTGCTGAGCCTGACGGCCCCGGCTCCTCGAGGATTGACTACGTCCAGCAGGTCGTCGTCTCCATGCTGCTCTCGCACGGGGCAGTGATCCAGGTGCTGCGCGGCGGCAATGGCGACGTCGTGGCTCTAGTCCCACTTGACCCGACGCGGGTGGAGATTCGTCGGAACCGCGAGAACCGGCAGCGGGAGTTTGTCATTGACGGCGGGGCCGCTGTCTTGCCGCAAGCCGATGTTCTCTACATCACTGAGATGCGCCGGCCTGGGCAGCTCAAGGGTGTTTCCCGCATCGACGAGGTCAAGCAGACACTGGGCCTGGCGAAGGCGCTGGACGAGTTTGCTGCCCGCTACTTCTCCAATGGCGCAAATACGTCTGGCATCATTGAGTTTCCCGGCAACCTCACCCAGGAGCAGGCGAAGGACCTAGTCGATGCCTTCGAGGCTGGGCACAGGGGTCTGCGGAAGGCGCATCGTCCTGGCGTGCTGGCTGGTGGGGCGAAGTTCTCCAAGACTGGCTCGGATGCCGAGCAGGCTCAGATGCTGGGCAGCAGGCAGTTTGCGGTCGAAGAGATCGCCCGCATTTTCCGCGTGCCCCCCTCGATGATTGGGCTCAACACGCCCGGCGCCATGTCGTATGCCAGCGTCGAGCACAACGCGATTCAGTTTGTGCGCTACTCCCTGCTGCCCCTTGTGGCCAAGATTGAAGAGGCGCATTCGCGCCTGCTGCCCGGTGATGTGTTCTTGCGCATGAACATGGACGGCCTGCTGCGCGGCGACTCCGCTACCCAAGCCCAGGTGTTCTCGACTGCCCTGCAGGCGGGCTACATGAGCGTCAATGACATTCGCCGGCTGATGGACATGCGCCCCGTAGAGGGTGGCGAGCAGGTTCGCGTGCCGCTGGCGAACATCAATCTCACGGCCGCTGGTCTAGTTGAGGAGCGCGAGCGGGTCGAAATGGCCGCCAAGCTCGTCCAGTCGGGCTACTCCCCCGAGGAAGTCCTGGCCGCGCTGGGACTGCCGTCAATTCCGCATACCGGGCTGGCGTCGAACCAGCTGCAGCCCCCGGCTACTGGCCAGGTCTAGTGGCCACCATCGTCGTCTCCGACATCGACGGCACTATCTCCGACGGCGGCGACCCCATCGGCCCGGTGGTCGAGCATCTGCAGGCAAAGGCAGCCGCCGGCTACTCAGTTTTCATCGTCTCAGCCCGAAACGAGTCCGACCTTGAGGCGACCCGCAACTGGCTGGACGAGAACGACGTGCCTCATGCGTCCATTCGGCTGAGCCCCGGTGGTGACGCGACGGCCTTCAAGGTCGACGTCGCACGCGAGCTGCTGTCGCGCTACGAGATTTCCGAATGGATTGAGAACAACCCGCAGACCCGGTCGGCCCTGTCTGACCTCGGCATCAACACCGTTGGCCCGTCGCGTTTTCGGGCCTTGGAGGATGGCATGGAAACACGGACCACCCCGGTCACCGATATTGAATTCCGCGAGTCCGGCGACGGTATGAGCTTCTCTGGCTACGCGGCGGTCTTCAACTCCCCGAGTGAGCCGCTTCCCTTCCGCGAGACCATCGCGCCGGGTGCTTTCTCCCGGTCGCTGAAGTCCCGCAATAACGTGTTCCTGCTGTGGTCGCACGACACCTCCATGCCGCTGGCCTCGACACGGTCGAAGACGCTGCGCTTGGCCGAAGACGCGAAGGGGCTCGTCGTCGACGCCACCCTGCCCAATACGTCGCAGGGTCGTGACGCTGCAGAACTGCTGCGCGCCGGGGTTGTCGACTCCATGTCGTTCGGCTTCTCGGTGCCGCCCGGCGGGGACTCCTGGTCGGAGGACGGCGGCCAGCGTGAGCTGCGCCAGGTCCGCTTGCACGAAGTAAGCGTGGTCGCGTTCCCGGCCTACACAAAGACTTCGGCGAGCGTCCGCTCGATCGACACGTTGGCCGATAAGACCGGCGCCGACGCTGAGGCTCTGAACTCAGCCCTCGACGCCCTCGAGCGGGGCGAGACGCTGACGGTCGATCAGGCCGACCTGCTGTCCAACGTGGTCGCCTCGCTGTCGCCGGCGCCCGAGCCCGTTGAGACAGTCACCGACGATGAGGCCAAGGCAAACCTTGACCTGCTGCGCAAGCAGCTCGACTTGCATTTCAAGTCGCTCTGAATCTTCCGGCGCGGAGCCGCGCCGCGAATAACCCGCACGAGGAGCCTCGGCGGTCCATCCCTTCCTGCGCGCCCCAACTACACCCTTTGAAAGGGGTGAACAACCTTGTCTCAGTACCTCAATAAGCTCGTGGAGGATCGCCAGTCGGCGTATCACGCAGCGAAGGCCAAGATGGACGAGGTCGCCGCCGAGGGCCGTGACCTGTCCGCTGAGGAGCGCGAGTTTGTCGACCGCACGTTTGCGGAGCTCGACGCCAAGCGCGACCTCATCAACACTCTCGTGGACGCTGAGAAGCGTGAGCGCGAGATCGCCGAGTCCCTCAAGGGACTTGAGGACGTTGCCCGTCCGGTGGAGTCGCGCGCCGTCGCGCACGAGTCCGAGGCCGACATTCTCCGTCAGCTGATCGCTGGCGAGCGCCGCGCCTACTCGTTCGGTTTTGAGTCGCGCGACGTGCTCAAGACCTCGACGAATGCGCCGGTCCCGACGACGTTCAGCGGCCAGGTCATCGACCAGGCTCGCCTTGTTGGCCCGATGCTGGATCCCAGCGTCGTCACTGTCCTCAACACGGCGAGCGGTGAGTCCCTTACCCTGCCGTCCCTGTCGGCGTGGTCGACTGCTGGCCTCGAGGCTGAGGCCGCGTCCATCGACGAGTCCGACCCGGTGTTCGGCACGACCACGCTGAAGGCGTACAAGTACGCCTTCCTCATCCAGGTCTCGCAGGAGTTCCTGGCCGACTCGCAGATCGACGTGATCGGCTTCCTGTCGCAGCAGGCCGGTAACGAGCTCGGCTACCGCGTGAATGACAAGCTCACCAACGGCACTGGCACGGTCGAGCCCAAGGGCATCGTCCAGGCTGCGTCCGCCGGCGTCACCGGCGGCACTGCTACCGCTACGCGCGGCACCGGTTTCGCCAATGGCGACGACGTCATCGACCTCGTCTACTCCCTTGATGGTGCGGCCCGGCGTATGCCCGGCTTCGGCGTCATGGCGAACGGCAAGGGCATCGCTGGTCTGCGCAAGGCCAAGACGAGCAACGGCGAGTACATCTGGATGCCGACGCTCGATGCTGCCAGCCCCGATCGGGTGCTCGGCTTCCCCGTCATCGAGAACCCCGCCATGGCCGACCCGGCCTCTGGCGCGGTCTCTCTGATCGCCGGGCACATGCCCAGCTACTACGCCCGCATCGTGGGCGGCATCGACGTGGCCCGTTCGGACGACTTCGCGTTCCAGAACGGTCTCGTGACGCTGCGCTTCCAGATTCGCGTGGATGGTGCGCTTCCGCAAACCGGTCACGTGAAGAAGTTCACGGGCGGCACCGCCTAGTCACTAGGCGCCCCTAATCGTCGACGGCCCCGCCTTTGCGCAGGGGGGCGGGGCCGTCGACACCCACCTGCGCACACAAGGAGAAACGGTGGCCAATGCCACGAGAGGCAAGAATCGTTCACGCATCGGGAATCCCGCTCGACGTGCCGCCGGAGTTGCAGCAGGTTCTGCTGCAACTGGGACTGGCGCACGAAGAATCCTCTGGGCCTCCAACGCGCCCTGGTCCCCGACGGGCTACGGCGAGCAAACCGCGCAAGCAGTCCGGCGCATCGCGCAAGACCACGAAATCGCAGTCGCCTCCAACTACGGGCTAGAAGCCTCCATCATGGAGTGGGAAGGCGTGCGGGTGTACCCCCGTGGCTTTGACGCCTACTCCAACGATGTGATCCCGGCTTACGTCATGGACTGGGGCCAGCCCACCGGACAGCAGGCCCTGCTGCTCACTCTGTTTGACTGCTGGGTTTTCCGCGGTGCTGGTTGGGATCATGTAGAGCGCATCGGATCCTGGTGCCCGGTCGATCATTTCCCGGTCGTGCCGGGTGTCGCCGAATGGTTGCGCCGCCCCAATGTCACGCCAATCGCTATGAGCAAGTTCGGCAAGGATGCGATTGAGCGCCTGGATGTGCAGAGCCTGTACGTCCCGCACGCGATTGAGACGTCGATTTTCAAGCCGACTGCGACGATCGCCGGGACCGAGGGCGAGGTGCCGGCGCGCACCTGGATGAAGGTCCCCGAGGACGCCTACCTAGTGACGATGGTCAGCGCCAACAAGGGGAGCATTGACCGGAAGTCATTTGCCGAGTCGTTCCTGGCCATGGGCATGATCATGGCCCAGCACCCAGATATCTGGCTCTACCTGCACACCGAGCCCACCACGGCCATGACTGGCCTGGACCTGCGCGCCCTGCTGAACGCAACAGGCGTCCCCATGGATCGCGTCGCCATCGTCGATACCTACCCGTATCGAATGGGTATTCCGAAGGAAGCCCTGGCGGCGATCTATACCGCTTCCGATGTCCTGCTGCAGCCCAGCCGCGCCCAGGCCTGCGGCACCTCGGTGATCGTGTCTAACGCGACGGCCCAGCCCGAACTCTGTGGCGACGGCTGGCTTGTCGACGTCCAGCCCGATTGGGATGCCCCCCAGGGCTCGTGGCTGTTCACTCCCCTGGTCCCGTCCATCGTGGACGCCCTCGAGGCCGTCTACCAGCGCGGCCGAGGCCGATCGCAAAAGGCCATCGACTTCGCGGCCCAGTACGACGCCAACGTCGTCTTTGACGAATACTGGCGTCCGGCACTGGACATCCTGCTCGCGTCATGAAGGTCGCCTGGATCACCCACCACATTCCTCGGGTGGAGGAAAGGCACGGCGCATTACTGCCCGGTAAGTACGCCGGCGGCGCCGAGCGAAATACCGACTACATGATCACGGCCGCCCCGGCCGGGGTCGTCGTCGACTACATTGAACCCGAGAATTACCAGAGCGCCGTAGACGGCTCGTATGACCGGGTAGTAGTCGGAGGCACCGACAAACTGTCCGAAGCCGCTATGAATTTCCTAGCGCCTTACAGGCCCATTGTCTGGGTGCAGCACGCCCAGCACCGGACCCCAGCGAAGGCGCATCTGTTTCAGCGGGCCCGCCGCTTTCTCACGATGTCGCGGTTGCACATGGCCTGGGAGGCCGAGTGGACCGGCCGCGCTGATGACTTCGTGCATTCCCCGGTGCCGCCGGATTGTGTCGCCCCGGCAACCAAAGAGCCGTTCGCCCTGTTCGCTGGCCGGGCCCACCCGGCGAAGGGGAAACTGCAGGCCCGTATCTGGGCGGCCGAGCACGGCGTCGACCTGGTTGAGCTTGAGAACGCCCCGCACGAGGTCGTGCTTGAGCACATGGCCCGTGCCCAATATTTCGTGCATTTGCCCAAAGAGCGGGACGCCTGCCCCCTAGTCGTTATCGAAGCCACCCTCGCCGGTTGCGAGGTCATAACCAACTCCCTCGTCGGGCGCCTGGAGCCCGGCGAACCTGCGCACGTCCTGTCAGAGCAGCCGAAGAAGTTCTGGCAGATCGTTGAGGAGTCAGCATGAAGATCGTCGTCACCGGCTCGGCCGGCACCCTCGGCGCACCCCTAGTCGCCGAATTGCGAGAGCGCGGCCACGAAGTCTGGGGCATCGAGCTGCAGCACACCGGGCAGCGGCAGACC